CCTTTGTCGAAACCCCCCTCGCAAGATCAAACATCATCTATGATGAACAGATTGATCTATCAGGCCTCCCCGCCCACCCCGAAATCGTAAAAATTATCCACGATTGGTTTCCACATTACCAGCAATACCTCACCAAATATTGTCGTCCCCCATCTTTTGGCCCTCAAGCCTTTCGAGACTTCAATAGAGACACTGCTAATCCTGCCCCCCCCTCAAAGAGCAGACACGAAGACATAATGATCATAATCCGTGCTAAATTTAACATTAAGCCGTACAGACCACTTCACTTCGCCGACGCCCTTGCTGCAGAAACGCCACTCAACACCTCCGCCTCATACTTTTCCAAGTTTGATCCCACAGTTCGAGTCCTTTCCCGTTTCTCCACCCCTGTAAGATACAAAGACAAGCCTACCTCAAAAGGCTACAACCTCAACGTCATGCTAAATCAGTTCCGCACTGAATTTCATCACATAAAAGACCATGGAAAACCCTTTCCATATGGACACTTTGATCCCGAAGAAGAGCAATCAATTATGCTGACCTATTTTGACAAGCATCCTTCGCAACTCTTCATCCGATCGCAAATGTCACTTCGTGACCCGCGCGAGCCAAAGAAAATCCGCCCCGTCTATTCCGTTGACGATCGTTTTTTACACATTGAGAAAACCTTAGTAACCCCAGCCCTTGCCCAACTCCGCAACCCCCAATGCTGCGTAGCTCATGGCCTCGAGACTTTTAGAGGTTCAATGGTTCTCATTGATAGAATAGCCCTCGCTTTTCTAGCTTACATCTCATTAGACTGGTCCCAATTCGACCAACGTCTTCCCCGCTATGTTATAGTCGCCTTCTTTCTTGACTATCTAGCCTCCCTTCTCATAGTATCACACGGCTATATGCCCACACGATTCTACCCCGACACATCACAGAACATTCATTCCTTTTCTAAGAAAATGTTTAACGTCCTCATCTTCCTAACATCATGGTATTTAAGCATGACCTTCCTTTCATTCGATGGTTTTGCCTATATTCGTGAAACTGGTGGTGTACCCTCCGGCCTCTTAAACACTCAATTTCTAGACTCTTTCGGAAACATGTACATTACGACTGATTGTCTACTAGAATTCGGATTTACTATCGCTGAATGCCTCTCCATGCTTTTCTGTATTATGGGTGATGATAACCTCATCTTCCTAAATCAGAACATTGATCGAGTAGTGCAATTTATGCTCTTCCTCGAGCATTATTCCCAAGACCGCCACGGAATGGTTCTTTCCATTCTAAAATCCGTCTTTTCGAATCTACGCACTAAGATCAGTTTCTTAAGCTACGAGAACAATCTAGGATTTCCTCTCCGCCCAATAGGAAAGTTAGTTGCACAACTAGCCTTTCCTGAGCGCCCCATCCCTCCTCATAGAGAATGGATTCATGCCGCCCGTGCCCTCGGACTCGCTTACGCGTCCTGTGGACAGTCCGCTGAATTTCACCTCTTTTGTATGATGGTGTACGAGAAATTCCGCCCCAGGATACCCGTCCCGACTCATCATCTGATGAAAATCTTCAAAAAA